TAACAGGAACAGGAAATACTGTTAAGTATATTAATAATACAGGTCTTACAACTGATCTTAATGGTGCTAATAATGTGGGTGGAAATGTAGTAATTTCTGATGTTGAAGTAGTTAATGATGGATTACATATCCTCGTTAATCATAAGAATCATGGAATGTACTTTACAGATAATGATGTAACTATTTCTAAGGTACAAAGTGATTTAATTCCTACAAAACTGGTTAATGATCTTGATACATCCACGACAGGTGATATAACTGTTGATAGTGCAACTAATTTTGATGAGTTTGAGAATGTTGGAGTAGGAACTACTAACTATGGTTACCTTAAGATTGGTGAAGAAATTCTTTCTTATGAGAGTGCTGATGGAACTACCATCGGTATTACTTCAAGATCTATTGATTCTACCACTACTAAGAATTATCTTGCTGGTACTCCCGTTTATAAGTATGAACTAGGGGGTGTTTCCTTAAGGAGAATTAATAAAACTCATTACTTAGGAAACGTATCAATTGCCAATTCGATTACCTTTGATTCTTACAACATTAAACTTGATATGGGATCAAGTGGTTTAGGAAGATCTACTGGAGAAAGTTTCCCTATTCTTTATATGGGTCAAACCAAGTCAGCTGGTGGAGATAATGTAACTGCTACGCAGAACATTCCTTTTGAAATTATTAATCCACAGATTCAAAATCTTACAGTTCCAGGAACCAATCTTACATCTCAAGCAAGAACTATTAGTGGTTCCAGTTTAGATGGAAATGAAATTCCATATATTGATCAGGGATTTGAACCAATTAGTGTTGGTCAAAATAATTATATGTCTACTCCTCGAATTATAGCTTCTAAGATCAATGAAACCAATAATTTAAGTACTCTACCAGGAAACAAATCCTTTAATATGAGACTTAATTTAGCTACCACTGATTCTAAAGTATCTCCTATGGTTGATACACAAAGAATGAATGTTATCTTTACTTCTAATAGAGTAAATGCACCAATTTCAAATTATATAACTGATAATAGAGTAAATAGTATATTTGATGATCCTAATGCTTTCCAATATCTTTCTAAAGAGTTTCAATTGGAAAATGCTTCTACTAGTTTGAAGATTATTACAAATGCTTATTTAAATACAAATTGTGATATAAGAGCATTTTATTCTATTAGTAATTCTCCTCAATCCAATCCAGTTTATGCTCCTTTCCCAGGATATGATAATCTGGATTATAAAGGAGATGTAATTGATCCTGCTGATAATGATGGAAAATCTGATGAATATATTACTCTTTCACCTAATGAGGAAGTAAATGTATCAAACATTAACTTTAAAGAATATACATTTACGGCCACTGAACTTCCTTCATTCAAATTTTATAGGATTAAAATAGTAATGACTTCTACAAGTCAAACTTTCCCTCCTCGTTTACAGGATCTTCGAGTCCTTGCACTTGCATAAAATGTCTTATTTAAAAGTAGAGGGGCATGGAGGTCTGTATCGTGATTCCCAAACAAATTCGATTGTGAATCGTAATACATCTGAGTATAAACAGTATATGTCTCAGAAAAAAACTAGAGATAATGAACATCAAAAAGTTGATGTTATTGAGCAAGATCTTACAAACCTAAAAAATGAGATTAATGAAATTAAATTTTTACTTAAGGAGTTAGTAAATGGCCAGTCATAACATAACATTTGATCCCGAATCAGGAACTCCTTATGCTGCTAATTTAAACATCTATGGGGGAGCAGGATTTGACGATACTTTTACAGTAACACGTCCTAATTCTACTGCTTATGATTTTACTGGATATAGTGGTGCTGCTCAAATGACCAAAAGTGTAGCAGTAGGATCTACTGTTGCTATTACTGCTACTTTCACCGTAGGATTCACAAGTGCTGCTGGTGGAAAAATAGCATTAACATTAGCAGATACACTTACTAGAAATATTAATGAAGGTAGATATGTTTATGATGTTAATATAGTGAGTGCGGGATCCACTTATTATAAATTAGTAAGAGGGGATGTAATGGTTCATGCTGGTGTTTCTACCAGACCCTAAATAATTTCACAGGAATAGTAGATACATGGCACAACCATCTAGTAGATCTGAATTAAAGCAATATTGTTTACGGCAATTGGGAGCTCCTGTGCTGGAAGTTAACGTTGCGGATGAACAATGTGAAGATATAATTGATGATGCTGTTCAATATTTTCATGAAAGACATTTTGATGGAGTCTTACAAACATATTTAAAATATCAAGTAACTCAAGATGATATTGACAGAGGTAAAGGTCCAGGAGCAGATGGAGTAACAGGAATAACAACTACGACTGCTTCTTCAACTATTAATGGAGTTTCGATAGATTTTGATTGGAAAGAAAATAGTAATTATTTACAAGTACCTCCTGCAGTTATTGGTGTTACTAAAGTCTTTCACTTTGATGGAAGTGCTACTATTACTAATAATATGTTTAGTGTTAAATATCAATTATTTTTAAATGATATTTACTATTGGGGAGCAACAGAATTATTAACCTATGCAATGACAAAAACGTATTTGTCGGATATAGATTTCTTGTTAACAACAGAAAAGCAAATAAGATTTAATCAAAGAATGGATAGATTATATCTTGACATGGATTGGAGCACTTTAACTGCTGGAGATTGGTTAGTGATGGATTGTTTTAGAACTCTTGATCCAAATGATTATTCAAGAGTATGGAATGATTCATTCTTAAAGAAATATACAACTGCTCTTCTTAAGAAGCAGTGGGGCCAGAACTTAATTAAATTTAATGGAGTTAAACTTCCTGGTGGGGTTGAATTAAATGGTCGGGATATTTATGAGGATGGTGTAAAAGAACTTGAAGTAATCCGAGAAATGATGTCTAATACTTATGAATTACCACCTCTCGATATGATAGGCTAATGGCATTAAATCCATATTTTCTACAAGGATCTTCTGGTGAGCAGGGATTAGTCCAAGATATAATTAATGAGCAGTTGAAGATATATGGAGTGGAGTGCTATTATCTCCCTCGTCAGTATGCAACGACTAACAAAATTATTAGAGAAGTAGTAGAATCAAAATTTAAACAATCATATCCTATTGAGGCATATGTAGAGAATTTTGATGGATATGGAGATAATACTGTACTGCTTTCTAAGTTTGGAATACAAGCAACTAATGAATTAACCATTACCATATCTCAAGAAAGATTTAAAGATTATATTTCACCATTAATTAAAAATTTACCTAATATTAATTTACCAAATGTCGATTTAGACCATAGACCAAGGGAGGGGGATTTGGTTTATTTTCCTTTGGGAGATAGGTTATTTGAGGTTAAATTTGTAGAACATGAAAAACCTTTTTATCAACTTAGAAAAAATTATGTCTATACATTAACTTGTGAACTCTTCAGACCAGAAGACGAAGTACTGGATACTGGTATTGAAGAAATAGATGATACATTTGATGTAGACTTTAATTTGATGACTGTGACGGTCATTACATCAGGTTCCGACGCAAGTGCTGCAACTAGAATAGACAATGGTGCAGTTCAGACTATTGAGGTTACAAATAGAGGTGAAAGATATACTTCTAGTCCAAGAGTAGCTATTACATCTGCTCCTTCTGGAGGATTTACTGCTGTAGGTATTGCTACTCTTCTTGATGGTTTGACTAACTGTGATGGAACAGAAATAGGATCTAAAGTACAAGGAGTTCAAATTATAAATCCAGGTTATGGTTATGATTATACTGATGCTCCTGGTATTTTATTCTTTGGTGGGGGAACTGATGCTGTAGGTGCTGCTGCAACGGTGGGAGTTGCCTCTACTGGTTCAGTTGGTATTGTTACGATTTCTGATGGTGGTTCTGGTTATGCTACACCTCCAACAGTAACATTCAGTACTCCTACACATGTGGGTGCAGCTGCTACTGCCGTTCTTTACAGTCCAATGTCAGGAATTGGAGTAAGTATTACTTCTGCTCCTATTAGTGATGGGGATGCCAAATTTATGTTTCCTGGCGGAACTACTGGTGGTAGATTTTATAAACCAGGATTCCCACCAACAGTTACTTTTGGACTACCAACAGGATCTAGTGAGACAGCCACTGCTACTGCCACACTAGATGATTATGATGTTTCTGGTGGAACCGTATTAACCGTTACAATGACTAGTGGGGGTAAATTCTATGAGAGTGCTCCTACCGTTACATTCTCTGCTCCAACCGCCTCAGGTGCTGCTGCAACCGTTGGTTTAGCAGGTTCAGTCATAAATGCTAGTTCGATAGCATTTAGCACTACAGGTAGGGCATATACGACTGCACCCACTGTTTCAATTACTGCAGCTCCTGTAGGTGGAACATCTGGTGTTGGTATTGTTACTATTCATTCTGTTACTGGTATTGTTACTGCTGTTTCCTTTAATCCTTCCGATGCGTGGGCAGTAGGAAC